TATTTGCAATACTAAATCATGTGATATGATAAAGATAGACGCTAAGCTGGATGAAAAACAGACCAGTGAAAAAGGGAATTTTGTAACATGTCCGGTGTGCAGGCAAAAGTTGACCGATGTAAAAATAATACACGGTAGCGTATTGTTTAGGACTGTATGCCGAAGATGTCGTAATTTTATCAGCGTCAGAATAGAAGAATAGCAATTTTACATATGCAAGCCTAAGAGCTTATTAGTGCACAAAGCACTGATAGGCTCTTTTTTTTATAACACAAACTAAATAAACACGATGGAGAAAGAACAAATCTTATCCGAACTGACGACTAGATTAGGACAAACCAGTCTTTCGTCACAGACATTAATGAAGTACATAGAATTGAATCCGGTAGCAGAAGGGATGGAGCCTGATGACGCTTATTATAGCAAGGCGACATCTTTTCTTCAAGGAATGCAAGGGCAGTACAATCACGATGTCGCAACACAAGTTGAGAGTTTTAAGAAAAACTACAAACCTCAACAGAGTTCTCCTGACTCAGGAGAAGGAGCAGGAGATAACGTCCTTGCCGACAAGCTAAAGGAAATGGAAAATGAGATTTTGCTTTTGAAGGAAGAGAGGGAGGCGGAGAAAAACGCCGCGTCAATCCATGACTTAAAAGTCCAGTCTATGGACTTGTTGAAATCTCAAATTGAAAACGGGGGCAAAAATATCTGTAACGATGAAATCCTGAATATCGCCATATCTGACGTGAAAATCACCAAAGATATGGAAGTGGAAGAAATTGTCAGTTGCGCCAAACGCAATTATGAAAAAAGATACAAGGCGATTTTCGGAAATGGCGCTTCCCCGAGTATCAACCAGTATGCAGAAACCGGAGAAGAACAGGCAAAAAGCCGCCGTGAAGCATTCAAAGACCGGCTAAGAGCGCAAGGAAAACTTCCTCGAAAACAATAAACACATTAAAACAGACAAAGAATGAGACAATTAGGAACTTTCAACACTATCAGTCAATCCCGGTCGGGATTTGGCGGAAATTTTCCTGTTTGGTCAAGAGTAAGAGAATTATATCAGGGTGGTGGTATGATTGATGTCGCCGGAATGGGATTAAAGCCTGGTGATATTATACATGCCGGCACAATGGTAAAATTCAATGGAGCAGGCAAACAGGTAGAGGTAATTACAGCAGATGGAGTGACTGGTATAAAGGCAGTAGTGACGCTTACTATCACTAAAAAGGCATCCGGAAACGGGGATTTGTCTATTGTGTTAGGAGGGAAAAGCTATTCGGTTGCCGTAACAAGCGCATCAGAAAGTACCCCAGAACTGGTAGCTACCAAAATCGAAGGAGCAAAATCTTCTTTTGCAGAATGGGATGTAAAACGTAGTGGGGCTACTGTGACTTTCACGCAAAAAACCGCTGCCCAACTTTACGCATACATGTTTATTCCAGGAAATACCGGAGTAACGGGAGATATTGAGGAAACTGTCAAAGGAATTCCCGCCGGCGGAAAGCTAACCGATGTCAACGGCCTTGTATTTGAAGACGTATGTATCCCTGAAGGCTGTATCCTTGCAACATGCGCAGTTGTACGCGCAGGCAGAATTTATGCAGACAGGGTGTTCGGTGGTGGCATTCCCAAATCGGTAGAAGCACAGCTGCCTATGATTGAATTTGTGCGTGAATCTGACGAATAAAGAAAGGAGAATAATATGTACACAAGAAACAAAGAATTTTACGACATTGTAGGGAAAGGTCTTGCAGCATTGGGATATACTGGGAATAAACCGCTGGAAGCATGGATTAATGACATGTTTGCCGAAAAATACAATGCGGAACAAACGTTCTCCCAAATGGGTTTCCCGTTAAATCCTAATATTCCTCTGAATCCCACATATGAGCAGATAGAAGCAACAGTCCGTGCATACACGCTGGCTACCTATGTGGATATTGACAGTGATGGTGCAACCAAATCTACAGACGGAATGTCCCTGCAAATGGGTGGATTGCCAACCTTCAAGCATGAGATTGTACTGAGCCGCAAAATCCTAAGAGAAAAAATGATGCTGATGGATGCCATTGGCAGTACCACTCCGGAAATTGAGTCTACAATAATGGAGCTTCTGTTTAATGGAGTGGACAGCTTACTTGGTGGTAACTACAATACATTTCTACACCAGCGAAATCAGGTTGTATCCAACAAAGGTAAGCTAATCATTGACGCAGCTAACAACCCGCTTGGTATTGCATTGACTATAGATTTCGGCGTGCCTAAAAAGAATATCAAGGATTCTATCTGGTATAAGAAGCCGGAAAGCGAAGCGGTGCAGGAAGAAGCTTTGGGTACTACAATAGACCCGATAAAAGTCATGAGGCAAGTCAGACGCGATTCCCAAGAAAAGGATTTTGCGCCTGCTGGTCACTGGGAATGCTCCAAGACGACCTTTGAGGATTTGATTAACCTTCCGTATTTCCGCCAAATGTACACAGTTGCGACACGCCCGGATATTTCCGATAAAGGCATGCAGTTGGCATTTGCCAATCTTGTCCCCGATGAAACAATCAAAGCTTTCATTGAAGCGCGTATCGGTGCTGAAATCAGAATTGTCGATTCAATATCCGTAGTGGAAAAATATGACAAACCTTCCAAAGCAATACAATACAAGAATTTGCAAAGCTTTGAAGAGGGGGTATTGGCGTATGTTCCAAATGAAGACCTGGGTGATGTACAATGCGGACGTCCTATTTTCATGGAAACACCGGGCGCCCGTACGGCATTGTATGACGGCGGCCGCACTCTGATACGTCAGGTATTCAATGATGAAACCATGACGCAGGTAATCAAATCAGAAGTGACCGGATTGGTTGTTCCTAATAAGGTTCGCTGGTTCTACTACTTGAACATTAAAGGTAAATAACCATGAAGGATTCTCAAAATACAAATACTGGCACTACCATAGAGGAATATCTCCGTGGTTGTGTCGGTTTTGAAGTTACGGACAGTGCTATTTCCACCATACTGATTGACAGGGGAATTGCACCGGGAACGGATGTCAGCACGTTGGAAAAACGCCAGAAAGACTTGTGCCGGGCAGACCTTTATATGTGGTGCGCAAGTACACCGAGCGTAACTGGAAGCGTAGAGGATGCCAACGGTGTATGGAAGCACAAGGAGGGTGGTACACAAAGCTCTGCCTATGACAAACGCAACCTTCGGCAAATGGCAAATGACATATACGCATTGTATGGAGAGAACGTCCGTAAATCATCTGTCAGAATTGTCAACTTGGGTATGAACATGAATAAAAGGTATCCGCTATGAAAGTAAATAATCCACGTTTTCCGCATACATGCAAAGTGTATCGTATTTCCGGAGAAACATCTTTTGACGAAGGGAACGAGACCGTATTGTATGTAGGGAAATGCAACAAGTATGGAAGGACTTCTCCAAGAACATCCACGAAAGACAACGTCATAAAAGTAGATTATGCTGTAGATATTCCCGGGCTCGTGAAGGGGATTGTTGCAGGAGATATTGTGGATTTTGCCGACTTTGGAGCACCTTTTGAAGGATGTATAATAACTGATTGCTATCCTACAACAATGGGGACAACGTTATATTTTACTCAGGCTAAGGGGTAAGGTATGGAAGATAATGCTAAAGTCTTGGAAGAAGGCAAAAAAAAGATGAGAAATATCATTGATGAATATTTGCTGGATAGAATAACAGAAATCGGAATCAGACTTCTGCAAGATGGAGTAGTATCAGCCAAGTACCATAATGTAACTGGAAATACTCTAACTTCATTAGCTGTTGGAATTTATTATAGAGGTGGATTATCTCGTATAATTACCGCTGTCGTGACACAAGGATTAAAAAATCCCACCCGCCCCAAGCTTAGCAGAGGAGACGGTATTGGCGTGATAATGGTCCAAAGTTATGAAAGTGGTAAGTTTATTCCCATAAAAAAATACAACTTGATTGACACCAACGGGGAGTACGGTTTAACCACTTCTGTAAATTTCCTCAAAGCATATAAAACTCCAAATGATGGCATAGGATTAGTGATGTGTACAGGTACGGAATATTCTAACTACTTGGAGTCAAAGAAGGGGTTAAATGTATTGTCAGATACATTTGATTACGCAGAAAGCATTGCTAAAATGACCTTTAAACCAATGAAATGATATGGGGTACGAACAGGATTTTAAATACAAAGACGCGCTTAAATCATTGTTTGACGCAGCAAAGACGGTAAGTGAGAATGTGTTCACAAATGACCGTCCCGCTGCTGTGCCTAAGCAAATGGATAATTTCATTGTGGTGTCATTGCCCGGCTTGTTGTCTTCCATGACCTATGGCAGCGGATTTGGAAATATCCGTACCTATTGCACCATTGAAGTGTATGTCAGACAGAAAAAGGGAGGTGCGGAAGACTTGGAACAAATGGACACTATTGTAGGAGATATTCTTTCCCTATTCCCTATCAGCGACAATTTCATAAGTGCCTCAAACCCCAAATTGACCTTGAAAGGAAATGACGGATTAGGGTTCAGCGCAACATTGATAAGGACTG